TTGGCAGCGCCAAACACGATGCGCGCCTGGTCCCGGTCAGCCGCGCACGAGTAAACCTCGCCGCCTCGCGGACCCATAAAGAGCCCGTACAGCGCGATCCCCGAGCCCAGCGCCGACTTGCCGTTCTTGCGAGGCAAGCCAACCAAAGCGACCTTGGCCCGCAGCCGCTTATCCGCTCGACGCGCCCAAAGATGGTCCATGAGCTTGCGCTGCCAAGGACGCAGCAGCAAAGGCTCACCAGCCCGGCCGCCCACCGAGTCCTTGACCTGGGGGCAAAGCGCCTCAATGAACTCGGTGACTAGGGGGCCGTCGCCGCGCTTGATATCCGCAGCCGGGGCAGGAGTCAGGATGGCCGGCGGCCAGCCCTTGATTTTTCGAGGTGCCATGCGCAGGAGGCTCCGTCTACTTGGTGCGCTTCGCCTGCAACTTCTCCAACGTCGAAGCGGCCTTGACTTCCGCCAGACCCAAGCGGGCACGGGCGGTGGGATTGAATCCGAGCTGGGTCAGCCAGTCAGCGATCTCACGGTTGAGTTCGCGCAGCTGCTTGCGGGCCTCGGTCGACGACTCCGCCACCGGCAGCAGACGCTCACGCTCCTCAAGCGACTCGCGCAACATCGCCAGCTGCACCCCATCGGTCCGGGCAAACCAAGCCGAACCCGCCTGCATGATGTCGGCGAACAGGTCAGCGGCCTGGCGCTGAAACGGTGCCAAGTCAACTGGCTCAACCGCAACCAAGGCACCGCGATTGTGGCGCGAGGCATCGAACGTGCCCGTGCGGCGATGCTGCTCGACAGGCTTCGGAGGTCGACCGCGGGTAGCCACCGCACAACCTCCAAAGCCAAAGCCGAATTTCGCGGCGTTATTTGTATGCATACGGGGCGGGTAAATACTTTTCGCATCCGGGCACATTTCGACCCGGTCCCGGTCTATCCCAGGGGGAGGGGGCGGGCCCCCCTCGATGAGTTACACGAGCGGTGAGCCTTAGCGAGCGGGCTCGCCGGGTCACCTGGAAGCAGATGGTCAGCCGTCCAGATGTCCCCTGCCGCCAGGGTGTCCCGTCCGCAGATCCAGCAGGGACCGGGGGATTGCCTGACTTGCCTTGCCCGCTTGGGGTAGTCGCCTGCGTAGTGGGGGCGTGGCCCCCGTTCCCTGGCCCGTTGCTTGGTGAGGCGGCAGGGCTCGCAGCGGGTGGCGTTGCTGGTCAACGATCCACAGTCCAGGCAGGGTCGGCGGATCACTAGCGTTCGGGGTATTCGTTGGGCTGCATCACTCGCGTCTCGCGTCGCGGGCCGGAACGGGCGATGCGGTTGCGTTGGTCGAGGAGAGCGTCGGCCCATCGGTGCCAGTTGTCGTCGCGCTGCGCATGAAGGCTGGTGTAGACCAGGGCTTCATCAATGTCTTCGACGGTGACGATGGGCTGGGCAGGGTCGGGCTTGGCGCGGGTAGTTGTCTGCGGCGCCATGTCCTCTCCCTTGAATGACAGAACCCGGCAGCCGTGATCGGCTAACCGGGTGATGGCACACTTCGCCACCACCAGAATGATGGATGCGAGTGTCATTGTCAAATCGCTTGGGTCATTAGTCCGAGGCGACGCAATTCGGTTTCGCCCCAGGTCTCCCCGCATTTGCGGCAGGTGACGCTCATGCCGCCGTAGCGGTCTTGGTAAAGCTTGCCGCCGCACTCGCCAACCTCAGGGTGAATAACTGGGCAGGTGCCGACGGGTCGGGGTGCGTGGTCGCCGATGGCGGAGTGGAGTGCGGATTTGACTTCGCGGATCTCTCGGGCGAGTTCGTCCACCCAGGGCTGGCAGATGATCCAGTCAAGGTGGCCGAGGAGGGTGCCGGCTTCGCTAGTAACGGTGGCTTGGGCTCGGCAGGGCTGGACCTTGCGCTCCTCGCGGACCAGCCGCGCCCAGGCCTCGAGGATGGCGAGGACGGGAACGATGTCGCCGGGGTGCCGGGCGATGGTGCGCCGGTCAAGGAGGGCGACGACGTCGAGGCGGACGGGTGCGGGTGGGTCGACGCGCTTGCCTTTGACCTGGTGGCCGTCGTCTACGGCGGTGCCGGGCTCGTAGAAATCGGGGAGGAGGGCGTAGGTGATGACGACGTCGTCGATGGATTCTCTGAGCCAGCGGGTGTGGCCGGGGCAGACGAGGGTGCCGTCGACGGCGCTTTTGGGGTCGCGGTGGGGGAGCAGGCAGTTGGTGTCGGTCACGGGGTGACTGTCCCTTCGTCTCGGGCGACTGCGTCTTCGAGAGCCTTCATCGCTTCTGCGAATGAAGGCGGCTGTCTCTTGGAAAGGTCACGCGGTGACTCACGCCGTGAGTCACGCGTACCTTTGGAATGGAATGGAATGGAATGGATAAGTTCTTGACTTCCTGTGGATAACTCAGGTTTGCGGTGCTTGCGCTGGCGTTCTTTCCACGCTTCTCGCCGCTTTTCCACAGCGTCGCGGGTGTCTTGGTACTGGTCCCAGTCATGGAAGACGTAGCCCTTCTTGACGGCTTTCCACAGGCCGGCGTCAATGAGCTCGTCGGCGTCGTGGCTGGTGCCTTGGAGCATGGGCAGCAGGCTGGCGGCGATGTAGCCGTCGGTGAGGTGTTTGCCGCAGTAGGACCCGGCCCTGACCCAGAGCGCGACGGCGTTGGGGGAGAGGGCGAGGGTTTTGGGGTGCGACCAGAATCCGTCGTCGACCTTGAACCAGGTCACTGGGCTATTCCTCTACGTTGTCGGGTGGGCTGAAGCGGTGCTGGAATATCTCGGGCAGGCCGGCGTCGCGGTGGCGTAGCCATTCACCGAAGTAGGGCGTGCGCGAGCGACGGCCCGCGTCAATAAGTTGGTCGCGTGCCAGTAGGTAGTCAAAGTCGCCGGGGCAGCAGGGCCGGAGCGTGGGCCAGGTCGTCGCGCACCAAAGGCAGTGGGTGCGTGCCATGTCTAGGCCACCTCCAGCCGCATCTGGCTTGAGGCGATGTTTAGCACCGAGATCACAAGCCATGAGGTGCGATGGCGGTTTAGGTTGCCGACGAGCAGCATGGAGTCGCTTCCTAAACTGAGGGCGTTGTCCATGTCGTGCGTGTGTTCCGGGTGCTTGCGCATGAGTTCGTAGCAGCCCCAGTCCCGGAGCATGAGCCGATGCGTCCCGTGCGTGTCGCCGAAGGTGATCCTGGGCATGAAGGGGAAACGCCGAGCGCCTTCTTGTGGGGTGAGCCCGTCGTCAAATAGGCGTAGCTGCGGGCTGTCAGGGCTTTGGGCGTTGTGTTCCATCGTGATGGTGGGCACATAACTGGGCTTGATAATGGCGAGGCTGAGTCTGCGCTGGTTGGCTTCGGCGATGCTTTCGACGCGGGCAGGGGCGTTTTCTAGGATCTCGCCTTGCTCAAATCCTTTGATCTTGTCGTAGGTGGAGAAGACGGCGTTAATGGTTTGGTGCTGACCGGGTCGCCGATCTCCTGCAAGTTTCCACGATTCGGGCCGGGAGTCTTTGGGGTTGCGCTCAAGAGGGACTCTGCTGACGGACCATCGCTTAGGTGCGTCGCTTCGGGCGAGCGGGTAGACACGGATGAATTGGCGCAGCTCGGGCGAGTATCCGGCTGAGCACACGAAGACACGCCCGTCACTACTAGGTTCTGGGACCGTCTTCCCGAGCATGATGAAGTCGTCGACGATCACACGATCAACTCCTTAAGAGCATCCCCGTGGCATGGCAGGGGCGCGCACCAGCAGCCGAGCGCCTTGCCGCGCAAAGAATCCAGGCGGCACAAGAGGGACGGCTTATGGGGGAGGTATTGGTCGGCGTATGAGGCGATGACCGTTTCTCGGTCGCCGTCATCGTCGAGGATAAACGGGTTGCCCCACGGCGTGCCGCGATCAATTCGGACGAGAAGCCCCTTTGCCTCAAGGACCTTGGAGATGTCGTCGCGCATGTTGACGACGATGGTCTCCCCGGCTCCCAGCTTGTTGACGATGGCGTCAATCTCGGCCTGGCGCTCGGCTCGGGCGCGCTGCTCGGCTTCACGACGGCGAACTTCGGCCTCGGCCTCCTTTAGGTTCTTTCGTCCTTGGCGGACGTCCTCAGCCAAGTCGGGAGCGTTCTCGGTAATGCGCTTGGCTTGGCCTACGGCTCGGCCGCTTACTCCGGTGGCGGCAGCGGCATTATCAGCAGCGCGTGGGCGCCGTGCACTTTGGTGCACCGGTGCACCAATGTCTAGCGGTTCCTCAATTCGTCGTTTGAGGTCAGATCGCTGCCCCTGCCTCTTCTTAGACTCAGCTTCATACATGGGAAGTATGTCGACCGCCAGCATGGCGGCCTGGCTCTTGCTGAGCTGCCTCCGCTTGAGGTTGAGGGACACGATGAAGCCGACCTCGTCCTCCCCAGAGAACTGACGGAAGGACGGCTTTACCCCAGCCGCCTGGCAGGCTCGGATGCGGTTTCGTCCGTCCAGGAGGACGCCATCAGCGTTCAGCCAGCAAGCCTCTCGGAGTCCGTTGACCTTGATGTCTGCAACGAGCTCGTCAAATGCCTCGCCCTCAATCAGCGGGAACAGAGCGGCCGCTGGATGAATCTCGCCTTGCCATCCGTCAATGCCCATTAGAAGGGCACCTCCTTGTCGCGCTGGGGGACCAGGCGGTAAGTCCGCGCTGGCTTGCCGCTGTTGCGGCCTCGGGCGTCGTCGCTTGTCGTCCAACCGGCGGGCTCGATCTCTCGCGCTAGGCACAGCGCCCGATACGTGGGGCCGACGAGCTGCGGCTGGACCCACGCGGGGAGGCGGCGCCTGACGATGTTGGGGTCGATGTGGCCGTCGTAATCGAGGGCGACGGCGAGGATGACGCGCTCGATCTCGGCTCTGTCGTCGGCGTGGACGTGGTCGTCGGCGATGAGGTTGAGCAGGCTGCCGGTGTAGGTGTCAACTGGCATGAGGCACCTCTGGCAGCTGGTAGCCAAGCATCTTCAAAAGGGCGGCAGTCGGAACTACGCGTCGACCGCCGATCTGGATGCTGGGTATCTCTCCTGACGCCGTGCCCTGGTAGGCAAGCGAGCGACTTATCCCGAGGATGCGCCCGGCCTCCTCGACGGGAATCGTTGGTCGCTGAAGCGGATCTGGTAAGGCGGCCATCAGAACGGCGCCGCTTCAGTTGCCCAAGGGTCGGGGCTGCCTTCCTGGGCTGGGGCTTTCCATCCGGCCTTGACCACCTTGGCGACCTCGTCGGCGGTGACTTCGGCGGTGGTGCGCTTGACGCCGTCCTTTTCCCATTCGCGCTGCTTGACGCGGCCTTCGATGATGACGAGGTCGCCCTTGACCAACGTGGCGGCGGCGTTCTCGGCAACCTTGCCGAAGCAGGTGACCTGCCACCAGGACGTGTCGGTGTCTTGCCAGTCGCCGTCGACCATGCGGCGGCGGTTGGTGACGACGCGGATCTTGCAGATGGCGGAGCCGTTGCTGCTGGTGGTGAGTTCGGGGTCGGCTCCGAGCCGGGCCTTGAATCCGGTTAGGTAGATGCTCATGGTTGCTCCTCGGGGGCGTCGGGGCACGGCCAGGGTTTCTGGCAGCGCAGGCAATACATCCAGCGGTCGGGGGGTAGCTCGAGGACGAGGCTGGGGCGGTGTTCGCTCATGCCATGGCCTCGTCGAACAGGTTCGGGACGTTCATCTCCGCATCTAGGTCGCGCACGTTGGATACGGCGGTGCGCCAGTAGGACGGCTTCAGTTCGATGCCTAGGCCGCGCCGTCCGAGCCTGACGGCGGTGTGAATCTCTGACCCGATGCCGGCAAATGGGCTGAACACGGTCTCGCCAGGGTTGCTCCACAGCCTCACGACCCGTTCGATGAAGTCGAGCTGGAGCGGGCAGATGTGGCGCTCGTCGGCGCTTTCCCTGGCCACGCGCGCGTTGAGCGTGTTGGTCTCCCGAATGTCGAGCCACACCGGGCGCGCCCATTCGATCCATTCCTCGTTGCTGACGTCGTTCTTGATCGCCTCGGGGTTGTCGCCGGGCTTGCGGAACAGCAGCAGGTAGTCGGCGAGGGCTGGCCTGGTCATGGAGGAGTCCCGGTTCTTGGTCACGAACATGAGCGCCTGGGCTTTCGTGCGGATCGCCTGGGCCTGGGGGTCCTTGTCGACGGTGACTTCGCCGTGGAATATCCAGCCGGCGTCGAGGTAGGCCCGGATAACGTCGCCACGAAAGTCGGTCATCCCGATAACGCCGTTAGTCGCCATCGTGGTGGTGAGCTGCTGGACGTGGACGGCGCAGATTCGCCCTGGCATGGTGATCCGCAGGTTCTCTCGGATGATGTAGCCGTAGTGCTCAAAGAACTCGCCGCGGCTGGCCGAATTGCCGAGGTCCCTCGGGCTGGGGGAGTAGGTGAACAGGGACGCAAACGGCGGGGAGTAGACAGACAGCCCGATGCTGTCGTCGGGGATTTCAGCCATGCGTTCGCATGAGTCTCCGAGCCACAGGTCCCAGGTGTCGCCGGATGCTTGGTCTGTGCTGTAAATGTCTTCGATGCTCATGCTGAGACCTTTCCCCTAGTTAGTTCGCCGGCTTCGCGCATCTCGCGGACGAGTCCGTCGGTGATGTTGGATGCCTCGCGTTCCTTGCGGGCGATGTTGACGGCGATCTGGGATTCCAGATCGGACAGGACGACGTGGGCGTGGACGACGCGGGTTTGCCCGTATCGGTAGCAGCGTCGAATGGCCTGATAGTAGGACTCGTAGGAGTCGGACAGTCCGACGAAAGCCATGCGCGCGCAGTGCTGCCAGTTCAGCCCGAAGGCGGCGATGGATGGCTTCGTGATGAGGACGCGGATGCGCCCGTCGGCGAAGCCAAGCATGGCGTCGGCCTTGTCCTCAGGTGACCAGCCGCCGTGGACGTTGACTGCGTCGGGGATCAGTTTGGCGAGGGTTTCGGCTTCGTCGTTGAGACCGCACCAGAGCAGCCACGGCTCGTCGGGCTCGGCTGCCACGAGGTCGGCGGCCTTGCGGCACCTGGCCTCGAGGGTCTGCTTGCGGATCTTCGCTCGGCCCCCAACGCCTCCGAGGTCGGTGGCAAATAGTTGATCGTCGGGCACGATGTCGACGTTGAGGAGATGCGGCGTTATCTCTAGTCCGGGGAGGATGTAGCCGTCGTCGCTGTAGCCGATATCGCTGGGCCGGCGTAGCGCGACCGCCCATGAGGTCATCCACTTGAACATGGCCCGATGGGCGTGGCCCTTCAGCCTCCAGCCGGTGTCCGAGTCGTGGACGAAGTAGGCGGCGAGCATGTTGACGCGAGTTGACCTGCCTAGGAACTCGGCCTGATTGGTCAGTTCCTCAATGTCGTTCGGTGCCGGGGTGGCGGTGCACGCGAGCCGGCGGGGCACGTCGGCGAAGTGTGAGATCAGGATGCCTCGAGTCTTGCCGTCGGACTGCTTGAGGATGCTGGCCTCGTCGAGGACGACCGCATCGAACAGGTCGGCCGGGAACCGGGTGACCATCTCGTAGTTCGTGACGTAGAGCCCGGGAGCGTCGACCTCGTCTGCGGACCGGACGTATCTGGCTTGGACTCCGACTCGCATGGCTTCCCGCACGGTCTGGGTGCACACGGCGAGGGGTGCCACGATCAGGGAGGTCCGCCCCGATAGCCGCGCCCATTCGACCTGCATGAGGGTCTTTCCGAGCCCGGTGTCGGCCCAGATTGCGGCCCGACCGTTGCCGACGGCCCAGCGGACGATCTCGCGCTGCCAGTCGTGGAGCAGGTCGGCGATGTCGCCCGGGTCGACGTCGTTGCCGTAGCCAATGGACTGCGACTGCTTGCGCGCGAGGAAATCGGCATAGCTCACGATGTCGCCTCCTTGAGTGTCGCTTGGGGGTTGTCCGTTTCTTTGGCGAAGCCGAGGCCGTTGAGGACGTCTTTGGCTTCGGCGGCGGTGAGGTCGTTGGCGCTGGCGAGGTCGGGGCGCCCGGCGAGGCTGGCGGCGATGGCGAGCCGCTGGTCGCGGTCGGTGATGCCGCAGGCGACGAATCCGGCTTGGAGGGCCTTGAGTTGCTTGGCGGTGATGGGCCCGGTTGGCTTTCCGGCTTTGGCTTCGTTGAGGGCGGCTCGGGCGGCGGCCATGCCGCTAGGGCGGTCGTCTATGACTTCGGCGTCCATGACGGCGGTGACGTTGGCGATGGCCTGGTCAACGGCGTCAAGGGCTGGCTCGGCGTCGGCCTGGGTTTCCTCGACGATCTCGGCTTCGATGACGTCGTCGTCGAGGACGGGCTCGTCGTCGGTGGGCGTGGGCGGTGCTGGCTCGGGCGCCTTGGGCTCGGCCTTGACTGTGGTCTTGCGCTTGGCGGTGGTCATTGGGGTGACGGTGGCGAGGGTTACGCCGGGGTCGGCGTCTTCGGCTTCGACGTCGGAGATGAGGCCGCCGATGACGTCGGCGAAGATGAGGCGGCAGAGCTCGCTGGTGGCTCGGGCGGCGAGCATTTGCCGGGGCATCTTGGCGTACTGCTGACCGCCGCCGACGCCCATTTTCTTGGCGTCGTCCATTGTGAAGGTGACGGTGGTGGTGTCGTCTTGGC